CCAGAGCTAGGACTCCATTCAAAGGCTCCTCCGTTTAATACTGTTGCAATTAATAATTGACCAAAGTTATCTAACGACCATTGTCTAGCTTCTAAGGTTACATTAGATGTAGTAGAGGGTGTGCCCCAAGTGCTTGAACCCCATGTATCTGTACCCCAACCAAAAGCTGAAGTAGAAAGCTCAGGACCAATATTTATTTGATATTTTGCATTACCTGAACCTCCACCACCAGATGTAGAGCCCGATGCAGCAGAGGTAGTTGTAACAACATAAGCATTGTTGTTTGCAACAGAGGTAATCTCAAATTCTTTATTCATATCTAAACCATCAATTGCAGAAAAAGAGTCAAAGGTAACAAAATCTCCTTTTTGTGCCTCATGACCTGTATCAGTGACAACAACGGATGTAGTGGCATTAGTAGTAAATGGATTAGTCAAAGCCTGTGTTTCTCTAATGGGAGTAATATCATAGGCTACACCTTCTTCATAAACATAGAGTTTTCTATCAGTGCCAAAAGCGTTGTACCTTGTGCCATCAAGAGCAACCCAAGCGTGTTGATCTCTAACCACACCTACTAATGTTGTAGAAAGAAACCTCTCCCACCCTTTTATTTTCTGGGCAGATCCTTGAAAGAATCGTACCATATCGCCATCAGTCCACTTACCTTGTCCTGTATAATCGGTAACTTCTTTATTGATACCAGGGGCAGGTCTAAAATTTATTAGGGGCATAAGATGAATATACTATATAATTTTAAAATTATTATCTTTTTTTTGATTATTTGTAGTCAAATACAACTGAGTATCTGTGATTAAATTTACCTATTACTGAAGGCATATTAGCTACAGAATGAACGATCGAACCGTTAAAAAATAATATTGAATTTTCAACAGCCTCTATAATCACACCATTTTCAATCTTTGTGCCAAATTCTGGAAAGGGACTTATTAAATAATAGACACAGGTTAGCTGCAAATCCTTATGGTCGTGCCATTGATAGCGGTTGTCTTCATTAGATAAATTTGCCCAAGTATGACTCAAAACTAAATTACCTGAGATTTCAGAAAAAGCTTTGTGCAAATTTTGCCAGTGTTGGTTGTTTTTATATCTATGAAATAAATCAGAATGAGTTTGATAAGGTGGAATAGAAGAGTCTGTACATGGTCTATTAGTGAGTTCCCAATCAATGTCTTTTTTTAATAAAAGTCTATCTTCATTATTTAAAATATTAAACTTTCTAATAAATTCATTATTGTTTATAATAATTTTTTGTAAGTTATCAGTCACTTTTTTTCCTACATTTATAGTCACATAAAAATATTAAAAGCCATAGAAATTCTTTCTTGATCTCCTGTGTGGTCAGAAACACTGTGTTTTGTCATGCCGGGAAAAAGAACTAACATATTACTTTTAAGTGAGATTTTCGAATGAAAATCGGGAAGGTTCATATATGTTTCACAAGGCACATCAAAGTAAAAAGCTCCAGACCAAGGAGCAGGAGCATGAATATGTTCTATAGTACAATCCCCTTTTTTATGTTTCATTCCCCACGAGCCATTAAAAGACCAGTTCATCGAAGCCTCTGGTGCAGGAGCCCTTAACTTAAAAATACATATAAGAGTTTCAAGAATTCTAGTGTGAAAATTTTTCATTTCTTCAATTTTTAAAAGATCATGCCAATCTGTAGACTTTGCATGAACATTACTTAATCTTTCTTGTGTATTATTTTCTACTGCTTTTGAAACAACTTCTTTTAAAGAATTTAAATAATTTTGATTATATAGGTAATTGTTTAAAACATAAACGCTTGCTATTGAACTGCAAGAAGATTGTATTAATTCAATATTCATTATTTCTCTTTAAGTATACTATAAGACATTAAAATTAAAAGCTATTGAAATTCTTTCATGATTTTCTTCGTTACAAGGACTAACAGAATGAGGAATAATTGAATTAAAAAACACCATTCTTTTTACTATAGGAATTAAATTAAAACATTTTTCATGTATTGTAGGAACTAAATGATGAAAATTTAATGTAGCTTTTTCACAACACACTTTGTGATAATACACTGCCGACCAACCCTTAAGACCATGAACATGTGTTCGATTATAATCTTGACCTTTATTAATATTTAACCAAAAATTATTTAATTGAACTTTTTTATTAATAGTTAAAAAACTATTCAAAGAAAATTGAATTAAATCTTGAAAACCAAAAGTAATAAGATTACTTTGATATCCTCCTCTGTTACTTACAGCCTTACCTGAATCAAAACTTAGGATATGATTTATGTGACTTTGAATAATATTAGAGTCGCCAGTATAATCATTTGTATATATTGATTCTTTGTGGATTATTTGCTCAATCATTTTTGCGATGATTTATCTTACTTTTTCTTAGCAATCAAAGTTCCAACATGCCCTTTAAAAGGTCTATTACCAAAATGAGTCAAAGGCATGGCTAAGTCTGCCCAAATTTCACCACCACACTCCTGCCATAGCCTACTAAAATAATAATCCTCAGATAAATATCTTTTTTGGTCAAGAGTTTGATAAGGACCAACAGCAAAAAGGTCGTAACAATTATCTGATTTGTAAGATTGACCGTTTACAATTTGATCGGACTCGTATTTTCGCTCCGGAAACTTTTTAAACATTTTTCTAAATACCTCCCGCTTTACAAGCATCATACCTGTAGCAGCTTCATTAACTTTAAAAAAACCATTCTCCCCTTTTAAATTAGTAGGATCATCAAAATTTACATTGTATCCCAAAGCTTTAGCTTCTAAGTCATCTGGTGTTGCATTAGGATGATCTTTTAATATCTGTTTCATTTTTTCTAAATACAAATGTTTTCTAGGGTAAATACCACATGCAACATCTTTATCTGCACAAAGTAATCTTTCTATGTTCTGCCAAGTAAACCCTATATCAGCGTCAATAAATAATAAATGAGTTGCAACATAATCTTTACCATCCATCATCATAGATACGATTGTGTTACGGGCTCTGGTAATTAAACTTTCATTGCCCATTGTTTGTATTCTCATTTGAACATTTTTATCTTTTGACATGGACCACTGTTGTAATTCTAAAAGACCATGAAGAGTAGCTTCTGATAGCATTCCTCCATACATAGGCATTCCTAAAAATATCTTAAAGTTTTTATCTTTTAGTTCTTCTGGTTTAATCATCTTTTCCTTTGGTGTAACTTGGCAATCCTATCATAGGTCTCTTGTCAAACAAATTGCTGTTCTGAAAGGGTCCGTTTAAGTCATTATAATGACAAAAAACTTGACCACATTCATTTCCTTCAAACATTTCTCTCCAATGTTCTAAATGAACACCACGATAAACAAGCAAGTCTCCTGCGTTTAAATTAATTGAAACTCCTTTTTTTCCTTTTTCTCCAGTTGGTTCTAAAAAAATTGGCCAACTATCTCCTCCGAGATTTAAGGTAAAAGATATTTCACAAGAATTTCTATCTTTATGTCTTCTTAAAATATCTCCATACTTATACAGTCGTGTGTAAGTATAGGTAGGTACCAATGTTAAACCTGTTATTGATTCAAGATGAGGTTGTAATCTTATCATCATAGTGTCAATTAATACGTCGCCATAAATACTAAATGTGTTTGGAACTGTAGGATCATTAAAAGTGCCATGTATATCTTCAAAAGGAGACACTAATTTTTTTTTCAATAAATATTTCCAAGTTTCCTTTTTGTTTTTTAAATACATATATAGTAAAGAGGCTACTTCCTTCGATAGTGCCTCTGTTAAAACAATATAATTATTGTTTTGAAAATACTCTGAGGCTTGACTTGAATTTTTTATTTTTTTACTTTTCATTTTTTCTCCTTATTTAAATGGTAAACCAGTGCACCAAATTACTAAAGAGTATCTTGTGCCACTTGTAACAGGTTTAACTCTGTGCCAAACGAAAGATGGAAAAACTATTATTGATCCTTTTTTTCTTGCGTCATTTAAAGTAACAATGTTATTAACCTGTTCTTGATTTAAACCATCTCTTAAATCTATCTCAAAATCTCCACCATCATAGTCTTCTCCATCAGATAGAGAGACTGTAACAGAAATTTTTCTAACTAAACCGTCGTTAGAGTTTCTAGGTTCATGAAAAGGAGCAGGGAAAGAATCTCTGTGCCATGTATAATGCTGACTCTCTCTATATTTTGTAAATTGAAATTGTTCAGTATTCATCAATTCAAAATTCCAGTTTGATTGATTGTTTGCTTCATTAATATATGGATTTATTTCTCTTAAAATCCAAGGTTCATTAAGCCAAGCAATAGATGAGTTTCTTACATTGTGTAATTGAAACAGATCTTTTTCATTATTTCTC